ATCCCGGCGCAGTCTTCCGGCTTGCCGTAAAAGCCTACCGGAATGGAATCCATAACCTGCTGAGCATAAGCGGGCTCTGCCAGCGCCTTCGTGTTGCGATCGGTGTAGATTACGCCTGGCGCGACATTATTGACCGTGATGCCGTCCTTGGCGAGCTGCAACGCCAGCGACCGCATCAGGTTCGTCTGCGCCGCTTTGGAGGCCGAGGAGGCGGACGCGACATAGTACGGGCGGTAGCCCTTCGTCCAGGTCGAGACCGCGCTGTTGTCCGCGACCCTGCCGGTCAGACCCTCTGCGTCGATCTTGTTCTGTCGCTCGGCGAGCAGGCGGTCGCGTTCGGCCTTGCTCGTCGAGTTGGCGATGGCTTCGGAATAGTCGAAGTTATCGCGGTAATTTTTGGCCATAGTTTGCTCCTTTCCTTGAGGCAATATCGCAAAGCGCCGCAGCCTTCATTGTGCGGTGCCGCCTCAGATGCTCCCGTTTTCCGTCCACCGCAGCGTGAGCGCGAGCAGTCCGAACGGCTCGCCCGCGCGGTCGTTGCCGATGCGCAGGGTGAACAGTGGCCGGTGATGGCGTCGGCGTCGGCTGCGCCAGCTGACCGCGCCCGGCATGCAGCGGAAGGACAGCCGCGCGAAATCCCAGCCGCGAAAGGCGAAAAGGTCGAGATTCCGCGAAATGCGGAAGGTTTCGCCGTCCTCATCGGTAAAGCAGAGCGCTGCGCTCGAGCGCGTGTACGGCATGAGTGTCGGGATGATGTCGCGGATTGTCTTGTACCGCGTCCAGTCGGAGAGCGAGAGCGTCGGCGTGCACCAGTAGGCGTCGATCGCCTCGCCGTCATCCGTGTAGGCGTCTGCATCCCCGGGAAGCGAAAAGCGGCACAGCCTGCCGTCGTTCGTCCCGAACCACAGACGGCCGCCGAGCACCGCGAGGCACTGTGCCGGGACATTCGTCCAGAAGAACCACGCCGGATAGCCGTCCTCCTCGTTCAGATGGCCGTCCGCGATGTAGACGTTTCCGCCCAGCGCGAGGTAGTAGCGCCCCTCGAATACCACCGCACAGGCGTTTTCCATCGCCTTTTCCTGTACAAGGCGCGGGCGGACGGATTCCGAGATCGAACGGATGGTGTTCTGCTCCGCGACCGCCGTGCCGTAAACGCCCATCACGCCCTGCGCGGACAGGAACAGCGGCACATCGTTCAGCATGGCGAAGGTGCGCGGCGCGACAGCGCCCTCGCCGTGTGCGCCCTGCCGCAGGGTGAAGTAGGATGTGCCGTCCTCGGTCATGACGAAGGTGCGCGCAAAGCTCGTCGCCTCCTGTGCACCGCCGGTCTTGACGATGATCTGGCTTTCGTACTGCTTGAGGTAGCCCGCGATGGCGCTCGCCTCGGTGCCCATGCGCGCAAAGCCGGTATCGGGGAAATAGGTAGGATCGTATAGTCCGCTCTGCCAGTCGCAGTGCGGCTCGTCGGGATTGCCCGCAAGGAAAACGCGCGTGTCGTTCTTGCCGCCGTAAAGACCGGCGATGCGGCATCTGTTGATGGTGTCCGCCGCGCCCGGAACGGTCTTGCTGAAGGCAATGCTGACGTTGTCGCGTCCCTGTCCGTCAGCCGGGGCGGAGGCGAGCGCGACCGTACCGGCATCGTAATCGACAGATGCGATAGCCACCTCGGTGCCGTCGACCGCAGCGGTGAGCGGCACGCGGTCAAGCTCTCGCGCATCCAGATGAAATTCTGTGCTTTTTCCGTCTCCGACAAAGGTATTGATGCGCTTTCCGGTCAGCAGATTGACCGCCTCGAGACTCGCGCCGCCGCCCGCGGGAGGGGCGGAAACGGTGGTCGTCGGCACATAGGCGATGTTCTGCACGCGGACAGCCTCCCATGCGCCGTCCTCGCCGCGGCGGACTGCGCGAAAATGCGCCCCGTCGAGCAGATAAAGCACGCCGTTCATGGTAAACGCCTGCGAGAACGCGCCGTTCATGTCGCGGCAGAGCACGGTCTGCTGCCCGTTCTCCGCCCGAAAATACAGGTCTGCACCGGTGTGGATGAACGCGCCTGCACCATCGGGAGCGGAGAAAATACCGTAGACGGGCGCGTCATAGCGCTGCTGCACCTGCCAGCCGGTGCGCTTGACGAGAAAGTCGTTCCGGTCGCATACCAGATTTTGCAGGTCAGGGGAGCGCGTCAGCGAGACCTTGGTCGGATGGGAGCGGAAGTCCGCGCCGCCGAAGCGGCTGATGACAGTCTGGTGCTCGGTCTCGGTCGAGGGAAATCGGTATCCGCGCATCAGACCATCTCCTGTACGGCGGTGAACTGGGCCGGGCAGTGCAGCAGCAGACGCTCCGCGTATTCATCTGCCGCCCAGTTGAACTTCGCTTTGTCGTCATCTGCGCACAGCAGCGCCGCGAGACCGTAAGGCAGGCACTCGCGTGCGAGCCATTCGGGCGCCGGGAGCTCGTCCTCGAGCGCCTCCATGCGCGGCGGCACGGAAAATGCGGCTTCGCCCTGCTGAACGCGCTCTGCGTTGATCTCGCGCAGGCTGTTTGCGATCAGCTGATTTAACGCGCCGAGGGCGAACTGCGCGTAGTATTCGCTGCTGTCCGCGCCCGCGCCCATAATCGTCATTGCTGCACGGCAGCATTCGGTTCCGGTCATAGAAATTACCTCCTTCAAGGATTGGGGAAAGGGCGGAGAGCGGAAAAGCTCCGCTCTCCGGTTTCACAGCCGGCTCAGCCCTCCGCAACAGCGGACGGGTACTTGCCGCTCTCGGTCATGACCGCACGGATCTTGCAGCCGGTCTCGGCGGTCAGCGAAGTACCCGCAGCGTAGTCCTTCGCGGAATCGGAGTAACGCGGGTCCGAACCATCGAGCGTGTAGCGGATGCTGCCCGAGCCGGTGATCTTGCCGCCGGAAATGACCGGCTTCGCGGAAACCAGACCGGTCGCAACGAGCGCGTACACGCCGCCGCACTTCGCGCCGAGAACATAGGCATCATAGTAGTGGCGGCCCTCGATGAGTGCGCCGGATACGCCGACCGGGTCCTCATGCACCTTCGCGTCTGCAATCTTGTACGGCATGAGCACCGCGTCCTTGTGCGCGACGAGGAAGTAGACGCCCTCCGGCAGGTAGCTCTTCGGCACACGCACGACGTTCATGCCGAACACCTCGCCGCACACGCCCTTCGCGATGGACTGACGCGCGAGCACATCGACGCCGGAAAACTCGTCCGAGGTGCACACGAGCTTGTACATTTCGCTCGTCAGGTACAGATAGCGGTTGTCGTCCGGTACGAGCGCGTCATCGAGCGCCTGCGAAGCGTCCGCGATCTTGCTGATGATGTCCGCACGGGTCGGCTTTTCGCTCTCCGCGATCGTGCCTGCCATGGTCACGAAGCGCTTGAAGGCGTACTTGTCGGCGGAGGGGGTGGACTTCTCGCTCAGCTGGAGGCGCAGCATGTCGGCGGCGTTCTTGACGAGGTTCTGGTCGAGGTTGTTGCCCTTGTCGATGGTGAGGGTAAACGCCTTGTCCTGCGTCATGGTCAGCTCCTGCACGACGTCCTGCATCTCGGTGACGGCGCCGTAGCGGCCGAGGCCGCCGTCGCGGTCATAATCGACCTCCTCGACGGTGATCGGGGTGTAGACCTTGAGCGTCTTGACGCCGGTCAGGTCGAACGTCTCGGCGGTCTTGCCCTTGATGAAGGACGAACGGGTGAAAACCTCTGCGATCTGGTCGGAATACTTGCTTGCAAGATTGATTGCCATAGATAAAGTCTCCTTTTATAAATCGGTGGTGGATGTTCAGCGGCCTGTTATCTGCCGAGCAGGGCGAGCGTTACCGGGTCGATGCCGGCCGGTTCGCCGTCGGTCTGCGCGGTGCCGACCGCAGCGCGGCGGTTTTTACGGTTCATCTCGAGCGCCGCCAGCTCGTCGCGCAGCTCCGCGATTTCCCACTTACGGTAAGCGGACACGAGCGAGCCCTCCTGCTGCGCCCATTCCCAGACCTGCTGCGGAATGTCCTCGGGGCGCACATCCGGGTATTCCTCGACGAAGGCCGCATAGATCTGGCCGTTCGGCAGGGTATTCGCCGCGCGGTTGCGGCGCACATAGGCGTTGTGCTTGGAAAGACCCTGCGCCGCTGCCTCGATCAGCTCGTCGAGCGTCAGCTCATGGATCTCGCCGTCCGCCTCGACCGGATAGGTGGTCTCGGACGCCATTTCGGGCGCTTCCGCCGCCGCGAACGGGTCGAGCGGGCGGTTTTCCTCGGGATTACGGTTCATCGGGTTGTGCATTTTTCGCTTCCTCCTTCTGTGTCTGTCGCTGCACACGGAGTGCGTGCAGCAGGTCGTGTTTGCCGCGTACCTGATAATCGGGTACGTTCTCGAGATAAACGAGCGGGTCGGAGATGACACCGCTTTCGAGCAGATGGTCGCTGGTTGTGGTCTGCATGATCTCGGACCAGTAGCTTGCCGCGCCGACATCCACCTGAAGGCGCATATCCTGTCCGGCGAGGGTCGAGAAGTCAAAGCTCTGTCTGTCCGGCTCGCCGCCGTCCTCGTCGGGCAGCACGAGCGTGCGCACGCCGTAGTGCACGCCCATCATGTCGAGAAAAATGCGCGCCCAGTCCTCGGTGAAGCGGTAGAACTCCATTTTTGTCAGCTCGAGCGGCGCGGCGGTCGCACTCTGCACCGCGATGATCGCGGAGGTGTTGTCCGGGCGCACCGTGCCGAGCGAGGCCTCGCTCGCGCCCATCAGCTCCATCGTGTCGGTCATCATCTGCCGGAGCAGCTGCAATACCTGCGCGGAGATGTCGGGCGCGCGGAATGCCGCCGCGATGGCCTCATTCGGGTTGCCGCGCATGGCGATGGCCTTGCCGACGTCGTTCGACCAGCCGTTCGGGAAACGGGTCATATCGTAGACGATCTTCGGGAACGCCACCTGCTTGATGCACTGCACGTACATGGAATACAGCTTGTTGATGGCGATCTGGTTCGGAATGGCCTCGGTCAGAGGACTTTCGCCGTGGCACGAGCCGCGCACGCGGTTCCAGCACAGGTGCGTCACCGGATACAGACGATAGGGGAGCACCTTTTCACGCATCACGGTCGCGTTCCGCACGGTCTTGCAGAACGCGATGCCGCCCTCGACCCGGCGCATATGCAGCAGCACGGTCACGCGCTCCTCGCCGCCGTTCACGCGCCAGCGATGGTATTCGCCCGCATCATCGGCGCGGATGGCGCTGATCTCATCCTCGGAGATGCCGTTTTCTCTCGCCTCGCGCCGCACCTCATCCACATCGCGCCGCATGGCGATGATGATGTACGGCTGGCGCTGCACCTCGTCGCAGGCCGGGTTGCCGAAGCAGATGTTGGTCGAGTCGATGAGATCGACGGCAATATCGCCCTTGACGGCCTGTCCGGTCTCGAGCGCCGGGTCAAAATGAACGTAGAAGCAGGCGTCTCCGTCTACGCAGGCGTTCTTGAGCAGCGGCCGACCGAGCGCCTTGACGCCCGAGCGCTCGATGGCGGAGGCGAAGGCGCGCTCGAGCACATGGGCGATGCGGCGGCCCTCGCCGTTCATCTCGAACGGCGTAACGCGCACGGCCACATCATCCGACACAAGCATCGCCACGAACAGATTGACGCAGCGGCGCAGCACATTGAAGATCAGCGGATCGAGCGACTGCACGCGCAGCCCCTCCCACTGTCTGCCAAGGTAGAAGGCCTCGTTGCGGCGCACACGGTCGTACAGACCGATGGAGCGCTTGTAATCGCGATCGCGCTCATATCTGCGCCAGACCTCCGCAGGGGAACGGTCAAACTGCATTTTCTTCCTCCTCCTCCCGGCCGTAGGCCATCAGCGCCGCAATATCGCGGCTGAGCGCGTCATCGGGCGCGGCTTCCGCTGTGTTTTCGCGCGGCAGGCGCCGCGGCAGCGAAAGACCGCCCGACACCACCGCGCCGGTCAGCACGAGAAGGGCTGACGCGAGCGCATAGCATAAAACTTCCATGAAAAACCTCCTTGTCAAAAGCGCAGGAACTCTCCTACCTCGCAGTCATACGCTGTCGGGACGCTCGGGGCAGGCGGCTCGAAAACGGTCGCCGCGTAGCCGCGCAGTGCATCGGGTGCATGCGTCAGCTCGTGCGGCGTGTTCGCCGTGTCGGACGGATTGCGCCTGTCGTGCTGCAAAGCCGGCAGCGTGCGGATGAGATTGCGGCAGGTATTGAAGATCGTGAGCCGGGGCCGGGGCTCGCCGTCCATGTCGCGCCGCGGCGCGAGCAGCTCATGCAGCGCGAGCCAGCCGGCTACGCGCTCGTTGCTCGACTTCTCGAAGCTGAGGCCGCAGTCTGCGAACAGCTCGACCGCGCTCCTGCCGGTCTCCTGCCGCCGGTTCCACAGGTCGGGCGGCGCAAGCCGAACATCGATCTGTTCTCCGGACGCCTCGCAGGAGAGAATGCGCGCGGCGGCTTCAGAGATAATCAAACC